ACCAAAAAGCAGACTGCACAATACCAGACCTGGCTTGACGAGATTAGTTCAATGAGAACTAATTTCTCACGTGGCAAAATTCGCACCGTGACCGATAGTCCTATTCCAAAGTTGACTACGCCTCCTGGTCGTGAGACCGTGCGTTATCCAAGCATGGTAACGGCTGGTGGGAGCACAACGAAGCCAATACATGGCAAAGTATACACTGGTACGGCTATGAAGGGTATCGGTACTCTCCACAAGTCCAATGCCGTGCCGATTTTTACTGATGAAGAGGCTCGTGACCAAGCAAACATGAGGCGTTAAGATGGAAGTATTCATTTCACCAAGTAGTATTTTTGTGCTAGGTGCATTCACTGGTGCCCTTTTTGGGCGCTTGGTGACTTTCAGCATCATGGCATTTTGCTTGGTTATAATGTTAATACTAAAGTATTAAGTTGTATTTTCGCAACAAATGCAAAAAACACTTGACAATTTTTACCAGCCTGCTATACTATATTCATAGATTGATAGAAAGAGGTCGAAAAATGAAATTGCTTTCCACTGGTAATCCTAAAGTTCTCAAAGGTATGAAGCAAGGTTTTAATACTTACATCTTACACTTGGCTCCTGCTAATGTGTCTGGTTATGAAACCTGTCCTAAGCGTACCGCTGGTTGCACAGCCGCTTGTTTGAATCTTGCTGGACGCGGTGGTATGTTTAAGCGTGGCGAGACTACCAATGTCATTCAAGAAGCCCGTAAGCGTAAGACAAAATTGTTTTTCGAAAATCGCACCGAGTTTATGGTTCAGTTGGTGAAAGATATTGAACTGGCTATTAAACAATCCGCTAAGTTGGATTTGATTCCTGTGTTCCGCTTAAACGGTACCTCTGATTTGGCTTTTGAAAAATACGAAGTGGTTCGCAACGGTGTTACATATCGCAATATTTTCGCCGCTTTTCCTGAAGTCCAATTTTACGATTACACAAAAATTCTCGGTCGTAAGTTCCGTGATATTCCTAACTATCACTTGACCTTCTCTGCGGCTGATGGTAATGATGTTGATGTTCTTAAGGCGATTGCCCAAGGTTATAATATCGCTACCGTGTTCGGTATCAAAAAGACAGAGCCAATGCCAGAATCATATAACGGTCTTCCTGTGTTTAATGGTGACGATTCTGATTTGCGATTCTTGGATCCAAAAGGTGTTGTAGTTGGCTTGTATGCAAAAGGTAAAGCAAAAAAAGATACCACCGGTTTCGTTAAGTTTCCAACAATTATGTTGAAAGCCGCATGATTACCAGCCATCTGGTTGACAGATGGCATTTTTCCTTGTACAATTAAGTTTCTTAATCAAATGGAGTTTATTATGACTAAATCTGCAAAATCTGCTACAAAGCAAACCAAAGTTGTTCGTTTGAAAGCATGGGAGCCTATCTTCCAAGCGTTGATGACTGGCCAGCCCGTCAAGAAAGATGTGTTGGAAAATATGTTGGGTGAATTGAAATACAAATTGTCAGCCCACATTCTTGAAATTAAAATCCGTAGTGATGCGATTATCCGTGTCGTTAAAGACGGTCGTAAAGTTGTGTCGTACCAACTTATGAATCCTACCTCTGCCGGTGTTACCAAGTATTGGACCGAGCGTGGTATCGTTATTGATACAGTTAAAGGTTTGAAAGATTTGAAAGCAACACCAGTTGAAGCCGAGACAGTGGCTCCTGTTGTTGAAACTGAGAAAGTTTAAGCGTTGTTACTCGCTAGTGGCTCGGGCTTCGGCTCGGGCCTTTTTTATGGAGAACTATGATGTGGAGATTATGGGCAAAAGCACTTGGTGAAAAAGCATCGGAAGATGATGCCGAAGCCGATAAAATTGCTTGCATTCGCACCGCAATTGTGTTATGCTATGTTATCACAAACTTTTTTATTGTTGCTGGCGTAATTCGCCACTGGAATGACTAATGAATATTTTTTACCTTGACCATGATGTTTCTAAGTGTGCTATGATGCACAACGACAAACATTGTGTTAAAATGATTCTTGAATATGCTCAACTTCTTTCTACTGCTCATCGTGTGCTTGATGGTAATGTGTCTGTTGGCCTCTCTAAAACTGGTCGAAAACAAACGAGATATGTTCTTTCTGACAATCGTGAGCCTATACTCTATTCTGCTACTCATATCAACCATCCATCGGCGACTTGGGTAAGACAATCATACAACAACTATTTTTGGTTGGCTGATTTGTTGGTCGAATTATGTAAAGAATACACATATCGTTATGGTAAAGTCCATAAGGTTGAACGAGATGGTCTTTTGAATATGTTGTTACATGCACCGAAAAATATCAATCTAAGTGCACCATTCACTGAACCAACACCTGCTATGCCAGATGAATTGAAAGTGCCTGGTGATTCAATCAATTCGTATCGTTCTTACTACAACATCGGTAAAACACATTTGGCGAAATGGAAAAATCGTCCAGTCCCTTACTGGTTTAGCGCAAACAACTTTACTATATAAGAGTATAGAGTATGCCAACATATAGTTTTATCAATACTGAGACTGGTGAAGAATTCGATTCGTTCATGCGTATATCTGAGCGTGAAGAATTCTTAAACACCAATCCCCACATTCAACCTGTGATGACCGCACCTGCGATTGTGTCTGGTGTGTCATCATCCACACAGAACCGTGTACCAGACGGTTTCAAAGAAGTCCTCTCAAAAGTTGCAGAGGCACATAAAGGTAGCGACTTTGCTAAGAAGCACCTTAAAAAATCCATCAAAGAAGTCAAGACCGAACAGGTTGTTAAGAAGCATGTGGAGAGGGTAACTGGCGTCAAAACATAATAAAGGGAACTCATGGCTAGAAAAGCAAATACAAAAATTAGAATTGTTGGTGATGATACTGTCCAAAACAAAACTTCTAATGCACTAAAAATTAAAATAGATGACCTAAAAACTTTTCAACCATTAACAGAGAATCAAAAATTATTTTTTAATGCATACAAGCAAGGCGATTATTTTGTTGCGTTGCATGGTGTAGCAGGAACCGGTAAAACATTTTGTGCATTGTATAAAGCACTTGAAGAAGTTCTAGACAAGAGTAACCCTTTTAAGAAAATTATTATTGTTCGTTCCGCAGTTCAGTCCCGTGAAATGGGACACTTGCCAGGTGATGTTGATGAAAAGATGGAGATTTATCAACAACCATATGTGCAAATTTGTGAAACCTTGTTTGATAGAAAAGATGCGTATCAGCGCCTAAGTGAACAAGGTTACATTGAATTTATTTCAACATCATTCATTCGTGGTATGTCATTTGATGATGCTATTATTATTGTGGATGAAATGCAAAACTTGACCTTTGAAGAGATTGATACAGTTATGACCCGTGTTGGTTATCGTTCTAAAATTGTTTGGTGCGGTGACTACAGACAAACAGACTTGAATAAACGCAAGAATGATATGTCAGGCATTTTGAAGTTTTTCGATATTGCTTGGCACATGGGTGCGTTTACCAAGATTGAATTTACACCAGATGATATTGTTCGTTCATCATTAGTGAAAGATTACATTCTCGCTAAGATGCACTACGAAGATTCACAAACTACCTAGATTATGTTTACATATTGTCCACCGAAAAAACTTGAAGACTTAAAATCAGAAACATCAAATAACGGAAGATATTACACTACACCAACTGGTGAGAAACTACCTTCCGTTACCACTGTTATTGGTGCGATGGGCAAGAAAGCCATCTACGAATGGCGCCAAAGAGTTGGTGCAGAGGAAGCAAATCGTGTGTCACGGATCGCATCAGGGCGTGGCACACGAATGCATACCCTCTGTGAAAAGTATTTGAATAATGAGACACTAGGCAAGCCGATGCCTGATGCACTAGCATTATTCAATACTGTAAAACCTCTACTAAATAGAATAAATAACATTCACTACCAAGAATGTGCTTTGTGGTCAATTAGACTTGGAATGGCAGGTCGTGTTGACTGTATCGGTGAGTTTGATGGTAAATTGTCGGTCATAGACTTCAAAACCTCAAGCAGAGTAAAAACCAAAGAAGATATTCCAGCATACTTTGCCCAATGTGTGGCATATGCGTTAATGTATGAGGAATTGATTGGTGTTAAGATTCATCAAATTGTCGTAATCATGGCGGTCGAAGGATCGGATCCAATCCTTTTTGTCGAAAGGACAGGTGACCATGTGAAAACATTGAAAGAATATATAGATTTTTACAGAAAAACTAACGCATAAATATGTTATAAAACTTTGAGAGATAAACATGGCATTACAATCATCAGGAGCAATATCGTTCGACCAGATTCAATCTGAGTTCGGTGGCTCAAATCCAATCAGTTTAAACGAATATTATAGTGCGGATGACGGTATACCAGGAAGTGGCACAATTTCCGTCAACCAATTTTACAATAGAGCCAGACCCTATGCCGCAAACTACACAACTATCAGCGCATACACTATTCCAAACAACGCAGGTGGTACAGGAGAAGGCTTTTGGCGTGATGTTGCATCATGGACAAATAACACCAACAGAAAAGGTTCTGTGAGAATTTGGGGTCATTTGTGGGACGGTTTTTATGGACAAGATGCTTACGGTGCTTGGGTTTTCAACAGACAGAGTAAAGTTTTCGGCTACAGAATTTATCAAAACTCTTCACTATTGGTTGATGGATGGTATGGTTATTATGGCTACGCACATCCATACTGGGATTTCACCGCATATATTAACCGAAGTGATGTACTGA